CATCACCTTCTTGCTTGCGTAAGTCTTCTGTGCTTTTAATCCATAAAACATTGCTCCAATGTTCGTGTATGTAGTCGTTGAGTGTCTCTTCAACAGATATACTCATATCTTCTACTTGACGCTTGTTCTCTTTCAAACGTTCTACAGCCCAAGTAAATAACTTTTTAACGTCATACTTAACCAAACCACAGCGTTTAGCTAACATAATACCTGTTAACGTACACGCAACAAGTACAGACCAGTAGCGGTTTTCTGCTGTGAGTCCTGCCCTAGCATCTACCTTTTCTTGTACTTGTCGTATTAGTTTCTGTACCTCTTCTAGATTCTCCATGACGTGCTTGACATACACTTTACCTGCGTGTCCGTAGTTATTTTGTAGGCATGCACTAAATACATCTGTTTCTTCTTTTGTATCAAATTGCATCCTACTAACACGGCACTCTAGTATGCGCTGTGCTTCGGCTTTTGGCATGGCTTTTATAATACTTATGCGCTCTACCATGCTTGTATTCCCTGTAGTCACAGCCAACAGTTTCCATGCTTCACCTCTGTGACGCTCGACATTACTGCTCGCTGACATACGTCCACGCTGTCTACCCCCTGTCAGTTGGTATGCTAAGTTGGATAGCTCTTTACCTGAAGTATTTGTAAGCTCGTCCATATACATTGGTAGGTTGTGATATATCTCACCCCTATTCATCTTTGTATTGTATGTGTCTCGCTCGTGCATAATCAAATCTTCTGGACTACCCCACACAGATGCCCCCGCTATCATAGCGGTTGTCTTACCAACCCCTGACTCCTTACTGTATATGTGTAAAGCAGCGCAGTTTATGGGAGAGAACTTCATCAACGGAGAACCAAAAGACGTTCCAAGCACAAACTGATGTAACTCAAAGCTATCACGGTTATAGAAGTTTACTGTGTCTTTCCAGTCCTCCAACGTGCCTTTGGGTTCAAAGGATGGAAACAAACCTGCTGTGGGTGTAGAGGGTGGATTAAACTTAGTCTCGTCTAAAGTTATCTCTTCCCCACCAAGTACGAATCCCCCACACTCGTCATCTGTCCAACCAAACTGTCTACGAGCCTCTTCTGCGACACTCTTTGCTTGTAGTTGTGTAACCCATGTAGTTGTGTATGCCATTATATCATCCATTCTCAGTACAGCTATGCCGTGCATAGACAGTTGTTTTCTTAATTCTTCTTTAGATGTTACAGAAGTCAACGGGACTGTAAACTCTCTTATGCCATCTTGAGGTAGGTGTAAACGCATAACTATGGCTTCACCAACCTCTACGTCCATGATACGTTTAATAACGTATAAATCGTTTTGGTATACTACTTTGTCCTCTATGTTACCGTCTTTGTCTTTGAAGCGTATATACACACCCCCATTTGCCCCTCGAAAGTACGGCTCTGGATATAAAGGTATATCTTTTGATACAGGTGCTTTCTTTATACCCATTCCTAAAACTATAGGTGAATTTATTTTTCCTCGGTGGCTACATGCTAAACAAGGTTCAGGGTTCTCCGCTTCAAACGTCGTGCAGTAATACGGAGCTTTTATAGGCCCAACCTTCTCTTCTGTTAAGTTCTCACTATACTCTGGGTGTCTCTCAGACATCTTATGCACTGCTTTGTCGGCATCGTTGCAGAACTTAGCTATAGATAGCCCTGCTCTCCACAAAGGTTCGCTTATATCCTGCTGATTCTCCATTATATTCTTTAACTGCTCACACCCTTCGCCTTTTATAGTCTTGTTGAGTATTACCCTAAAGCTATTCTCAGAGTTCTCTATCATGGCTTTCTTGAATGCGCTTTCTTCGTTATCCACTTTAGTGGGTACATTGACCCCCTCTGCACCTATGAGTCTAGAAAACTCATCAAACTCTACATCACGGAACTCTCCCGTACCAAAAAACATTACAGGTTTCTGTGTACCACGCTTATGGTTGTGTGTGCCAGGAACTCTGAGTACCCGCGCAGCGTCCGCAGTTACACCATTGTCTGCTGATAAGTTATGACGTATACACATGTCTTTGAGGGCCTGCGCTACAGGTAGCCACTCAGCGTATGACACACTCTCCCTAAGAACCCAGTACACGTGTATTCCGTACCCAGAGTTGATTAGCATGGGTCGAGGTAGTCCTGTTTCTTTTGTAAATCTTTTCAGGTCGTGGAAAGCCTCGTTTTGATTTGTGTATTCTTTCCCAACACCGCAGTCTAGATCTAAATAAAAAGAACTTAAGCTCTTTACGTTTGTGACTTTCCTGTCATTGCTTGTTTCAAAAGTAGCTAATCCAAAGTATGCGTTTATACCTTCAGCATCTAGTTGGTTAGCTTTGTCTATTACGTCATCTATGGTTGCATGGAAGCTCTGTACTTTCTTGTCCCCAAGACCCAATACAGAATAGTATCCATCACCTAAAACTCTCTCTAAAAATTTTTTCGTTTCCATTTTTCCCACCTTGTGCCAAAGACACCACGACAAGATACGGCACGTTATCCTTTCGGCAAAAGCCTAGTCGTGGTGTAGTTCTATTAATCGTCCCAATCGTCAACGATAGAACTCAAGTCGTCATCAGCATCCTTGGTGGGAGGGGAGGGCTTTTTAACGACCTTCTTTGGTTCTGCCACCGCGTCTTCAGTGAAGGGGTTGTCTTCAGTCTTATTAAACACAAACCCATCGGTTGCCTCAAAGGGATTTCTCTCTTCGATAGGCACATACTTAATTACCTGTACCGCTTTGAGACGCAGTGAAACATTCTGCTTGCCACCCATGTCATATGGAACAAACTGTACACAGACGTTAACTGTGCTACCCGTTGTCAATAAGAACTCATCTGGTAATGAGCTACCCTTTGCGTCCACCTGCAAAGGTTTTTTGGTGACTTCGTTTTTGTACGCACCCTTTAAGTTCGCTTTGTGTGTGTACATACCATCATCATCTTTGACAAAGGTTCTATCTAGTTTATCAGCCCAATTTTTCTTCTTATTAGCCTGATACACTTTAGACATTTCAGAGTACAACCCCTTTGCAGTGGTCTCATCCATACGAAACTGTATAGAATATTCTGCATTCGTGTCTTTTGGTTCGCACGGAACAGACCGACCTTCATTACTATCAAAGTGGTATGTTCTGTTTATTTTAGGCCATAGAGCCTCTACGTTTTTTATAATATATTGTTCCATTTATCTCTCCTTCTCTATATTATAAGTCTTCATCTAGTTCAGCTAGTGAGTCTTCGCTCACTGTTTCTTCGCTACGTTTACTAGATATTTTAGTTAATGCTGTGGCAACGTCGCCAACACGAAACCTATAAGTATTACCTATCTTTACATAGGTATCCTTTGGTATGTGCTTTTGACGTACCCAAGCACGAACAGTCGATACAGACACGCTAAAGTGTTTAGCTACGTCTTCTATTGGTACAAAAGGTTCATTCATTTCTTCCTCACAGAAATTGTTAGTTCTTCTTCAATCTCTAATCCTTCTGGCTTAAGATCAGGATTTTCTTCCAAGAACTCTCTCATGTTCGCCTGATTGATACGTTTGTCCAGTAACTGAGGTGCATTCTCTTCCACAATAAGCTTGTGCATAGCATCCCATTCACTGACCCAGTATTTCTTTTTAGTCGAACGAAAGAATAGTCCTTCAGAAGTTCTCACGCTTTCTACATTGTGGTCTTCACAATGATCTAGCATTGCCTGTTTAAGTCTATCTATCTTTCGGATAAGCTCTCCGTCTTCTTCTTTGAACTTAGCCGATAGCACAGACCGTTCTGCTCGAATACGTAAGTACGCCTTCGCCAGTCTATCAGGGGTTACTTTGCCACCCATATCTCTCTCCTATTCTTATTATGTAATAACATATAATAGTAAAATGTACCTTAGTCAAGTACTTCTTTGTAAAGTTCTACAAATTTTGTGTGTACGTTTATTTTTCTATCTAATAGTCTATAAACGTGTTTTTCCGCGTCAGACCCTTGTAGTTGCACAACAGTGCATTTATGCGTTTGCCCAGATCTATGCACACGTGCGTTCGCTTGGTCGTAGGTTTCCAACGAACTTGTTGGCCCCCACCACACCACTGTGTTAGCTCGTGTTAACGTAACACCATGTGCTGCCGCTTGTGGTTGTATCACCAATACCTGTGGATCAACATCTTCTTGGAACTTCTTAAATATGCTAGTCCTTCTATGCGCAGGGACATCTCCCCTTATAACTTCTGTTGTTATACCTTCGGAACGTAACCTATCTGTAAGTATATCTATTGCGTGTCTAAATGGTACAAACACAAGAACCTTCTGACTTGACTCGTCAATAACCTCACGTAGCACTTTGTATCTATTCTTTATATCAAACTCTAGCACTTCGCCTTCGTCTGTATATATAGCTCCTGCTGATATCTGTAGTAACTTGTTAAGAGTAACAGCCGCGTTTATTGCGGTTATCTGTTCGCCTGTGATATCCAACACAAGCTTTGTCTTCAACTCTTTGTAATATTTCTTTTGTTGGGCAGTAAGCTCTACCTGCCTCTTTGTATATACCATAGGGGGTAGGTCAAGGCATTCGTCTTTTGTAAAACGTATAGCAGGTTGCAACGCTCTAAATACTATATCTGTAGCATCGGGGCGTATCTTCCACGTGAACTGAGATACTTTTATCATCACCATATCTTTAAACGCACCAAAGAATCTAGGAACTTTGTTCGGGCTGACGAGTTTTGCTAGCCCGTATGCGTCTGTAGGGTTCTGCGCAGCGGGTGTGCCTGTCATCATCCACAGCCACGTGTTATCACGTATTAGTTGACGTAAAAGTTTCCAGCGCCTCGTTTGGACATTTTTGTAATGCGTGGCTTCGTCTATGATAATTAAGTCAAACCCGCCCTTTTTGAGTTCGTCTAGTACAATACCTATACCATCGTAGTTTATAACTACGTAGTCTGCCCCTTCTTGTATAATTTTACTGCGTTTCTCTGCCGACCCATACGCTACAGAAACTGTACGGTGTGCGGCAAATGTAAACAAGTCATCACGCCATGCACTATCCATGATCGAAAGCGGGCATACTACAAGCACTCTGTTTATTACGCCTTGTTTCATAAGAAAGTCGGATGCCCATATAGCACTTGCGGTCTTACCTGTGCCTTGTTCGTTGAAACAAAAACTTTTTTGGTTTATGGTAAGGAATGATGCGGTTGAAATTTGGTGGTCAAATGGTTGGTATCTTCCTGTCCATATGTATTTTGCTTCTATGGGTGATGGTGATTTTATACCTAGCTGATTCAGGCTCTGTGCTTCTTTAAGACCCCAATTAACTATAACCTCGTTATCTCCCACCCTTTGACTCTTGGGTATGGCATCTATAACTTTATCAGGGTCACGTAACCGTAGACGTAAAGCCTTGTTGTCTATTATTTGCATTTCTCTCTCTCATTTTATATTTATTTTTTTCTAGGTCTTCCGCGTTTTCGCTTTGTGCTTTGCTCTAAGCTCTTCTTTGGCTTTTTTTGCAATCGCGGCTTGCCTTGGCTTTCCTGCGACTTTGGCTCTTTGCTCCACCACAGTAAGGATTTGAATCTTTCTAGCATACGGCTTATTAATACGTTTAACCTTACGAGCAGTTGCTTGGGCATCTGCCACAGTGGCAAATTTAATAGGGACTGTATCTTTGGGGTTTTCATCTGTATATAGCCTCCTTCCAGAACCTTTCGGTTTCTTTCCTGTTCCTAGTTTTGGGTCTTTCTTGGTCATTTCTTTTTCTTCTTCTGTCCGTTTCTTGCTCTATTCTTTGACGGACTTTCTAACTTAGTGCCATCTTTATTAGAACCTCCTTTGCTTAACATCTTATTGTGAGATACATCTTTACCTTTACGGTTTATACCTTTCTTGTCATAAGATCTTCTGGCACGTTGACGCTCCATCCTGTCTGGGTGTTCACCACGTTCCTTCTGTTTCTTATATTCTTTCTTGTATGGTCTAGGCGATTTTGTATATGGCATCAATTACTCCCATTATATACACATTCGATCACTGCGCAGTGTCGTTTGCATAACCCACTAGGACGTGCGTTCCACGTATCATTGTCATAGGCGATCTGCATACGATCAAAACTAGCTAACCACTTATCCCACAAGGAAGGCAAATCTTCAAATACATACTTGGCTTTTATAAACTTTTTAGCAATAACAAACATCAGACCTGCATGCACTTTAGTGACTTCAGGAAAGTATTTAAATGTAGCCATTGCCATTAACTCCAGTTGACCTTTATCTGCATACCCTGCATTTCGCCCAGTTTTATAGTCTACCACCCAAGCTTTTGTTCCGTCAACTATTACTAAATCTGCTATACCCCTCCACCAAACATCCTTATCTTGAAAACCACATGTCTCTAGCCTGGCTGTAAGACCCATACGCATCTCTGTAAACTTCTTACCCTGTCTACGTTTAAGTGCTTCCAGGGGGCCTTTGAGGAAGGCAAACTTCTCTGGTATTGGTGTACCATCACTTATAAAATCTTCTGCTACACCATGCACTTCTGTTCCGTAACGCATAGCTTCAGTGTATTGTTCCTTATAATCTTTTGCTATCTTCATATGGTAGAACTGCTTGGGGCATTGTTCGAATGCCTT